GATTGAGGTTTCACAGGGGGGGACCATTATAACTGACATAGGTATTTATGTCAAGCCCCGACGACGCCTTTCGTGATATTTTATTTGGGCATCCCGTATCTTCTGGCGGGTTTCTTCGCTTTGGACACGACCGGTCTGGGACTTGCTGGTGTTCGGACGGGGCCCCCGCATACGACGCTTGGCTTCTTCTGTGTGTCCGCCAGTGGTGGGGGACACCCACCCGTCTTCCACCCTTCTACGGGCGGCTTCCCTGATAAGTTCTTTGACTTCTGGTTGTTTGCTGCTTTGACTACTATCGCCGGTTTCACATAAGTTATACCCCGCACCATAGCTATTAGTTTCTTTTATCCAGTATGTTTCTCTGTCGTCAGCCAGTTCTGTCGTTGTCGTTTCTAATAGTTCTATGGTGAAGTTTTCTGGCTTGTGTTGTTGTATAGCCACACCAATACCTTTCCTACCACTATTGCGGTGTTCCCTGAACCTTGTGGCCAGTGTCCTTTCGGTCTGGCCCACATAGGTTTTGCCGTTGATTTGGTTGGTTATTAAGTAAATATTAATCATATGTGTATTATATCACGATTCTGGTTCTGCGACAACCGGTTGGTTATTAACTATAACAACATCGGCGCAAATGCCCGCATAAGGTGAATCAGGATGGAAGTGAACTCCCATCCTTTTTGCCTCACCACATTTTATTAGCCTCGCCAACTCAAAATCTAAACGCGCTTTGTCTGCTTCCGCTTGTTGCCTCTCAATAGCAGTGCGAGCCCTTTCTTTACAAAGTTCAGTAATCGAACCATCAAGCGGTATGTTGAAACCAAAAGTGATTCCAGCATTTCCAGAATGAGATTGATAACCGCTTGGATCAGCACTTCCATTTAAATTACCTGTGGTGAATGTATTTGCACTCAATGAAGGTCCACTACAGGCTACACCTGCACCGAACTGGTTGACAGCAAATGGTCCTTGTAGAATCTGTACTGCCTGATTCGTGACGTTGCCTGTTGCCGAGGCTGAAGGACCTGCAATGTTTGTGTTTGATGGAGCTTGGTTTGCCAGTGTTTTACTGGGTAAAGACAGAAATACTAGTAGTGAAACTGTCAGTAATCGTAGTTCTTTCAATTTGAGTCTCCGCGGCTATACCAGGTCCCAAAATAGTTTCTGAGAACTGGAATGATTCACCGGGATTAATCTGTGTATAATTTGCACCCGGTGTGGGGTTCAATGGGATATTTATATTGGTTCCTGATACTGTGTATGAGGTACCAGTTGTATATTCAATTTGTTTGATAATTTCAGTTACTTCTGTTCTTGATGTAGTCTCAGAAGTAACAGTTCCCCTCGTAAAATTAGGAACGACACTAGCCGAATATGAGGGTTGACACAACCCATGCAGGATTCCGAGAAGGAACCCTGCCATCATTGTATTTTTCACTGGAATACGGTCAACTCAATGGATCTTTGACCGATGGCAGTAGTACCTGAACCACCAGCAGTTACGGTAGGTACAGATGTGCCTGATAGTGTACCAGCTAGTGAACCAGCATAACCACCTGCATAGGTGAGTGAATCACCATAAAGGTTAGGAGTATCAAACCTTCCTGCATTACTCAGTTGGGCTTGTTCTGTTACCTGAACGTCACCGATATTAGCACTCTCACTAAAAGTGAAAGCCTGACCGGCATTTGTTACAGAGTAACTACCATTAATTAAGGTAGCTGGGTTGGTGATGGTAGCCTGACTGTGGTCTAGACCACCTAGTGTACCAGCAGAAATGTTAGAACCAGAAACTGAATACTGGGAACCAATTCTGTTGGACTGGATAGCTGGGCCTTCAACTGTGAGTTGAACTGAATCAGTAATGATATTTCTGATTTCGGCAGCGTTCGCGGAAGACATCATGAAGAAAGGTGCTGCAAGTAGAGCAAGTTTTCTCATTAGATTATGTCATTGAATAAGTATTTATGTAAACCTGAGAGTTTGGTGAGAGAATGTCCAGAATTCCTAGAATTGATGTACCCTCCCCGGTCATAAGAAGGATACCACCACCACAAATAAGAGACATACCCCCACCAGTGGTAAGAGGAATAGAACCTCCTGTCATTGATGTTCCTTCAGTTACTATTGAATATCCAACTATTGATGTACCGACTGAACAGGACTTTCAACAACAATTGGCTCCTCAACAACAAGAAGAAACTCAAGAAGTAGAGGAAGATTCTAGGGATTTACCAGAAGATACTGCAACACCCACACCGCCTACTCCAGTAACACCACCAGCTCCAGCTCCAACTATTACTATTGGTGGTATAGAAGCTCCATTACCGGAACCAGCTCCACTCATTACAGCTGGTGCCACCGCATTGGTAACAACTGGTGTTACCCTAACAGCTACAATTTTGATCGGTAAGTTTAAAGATGCTGTGTTAGAACCTATGATGAAGAGAGCTTCTGCTAGGAAGAAGAAGATTAAAATTAAACAGGTGAAACCAGTTCTACACTATGTGATGAATGAGGATAGTACTGTTGATATCCTTGAGTACTCACAGAAGGGTACTAAGTTCATTGATAACACAGATGATGTGGAGAGATATATCCGTGATCAAGTAGAACAGGATTCATTGTATGAATATGACAACAAAGTTATTATTGATGATGTGATTAAAGATAAGTTCACAAAAGAAGGGGCAAAGAGGTTTAAATCCCTCTTTGCCCCTGCTAAATCAATTGCCAAGAAACTAGGCGCCAAATTTTCTATTTGACGTAGGTACGTCCACGGTAGCAATATGTACCATGTACTTCCTCTCCTGCCTCATGGACTTTACAATCAACACCACGATATTTCGTGAGGTTGATTTGTGCGTCGTGTAGGGCAGCTGCCTTGTTGATTTGCTTCTTGATGAGATTGAGTGTGTTCATGAGTAGTCTCCTAAAGAAATGGGTTAATTAAAACGCCGTTCCTTCAGTCGTTTGCGTCTTCTGTATAGAAACATTTTGGATCTGTCGACTCCATGAATATAAGTTGTATGGACATTTTTTCCTTGTTCGAAAGGGATGACCTAGCCAACCCCTGAATCATGGAATCATATTCAACACAAGTCAAAAGTTGAACTGACAGTAATACTTCTAACATAAGATGAACGCTCCGTTCCGCGACTTACTTGCGTCCAGTTTCCTGGATGAACGTATGGTCATTATAGACCATAGGTATTTAGGTGTCAAGGTTGTTCTACGATCAAGTTAATCCAGTCGTCGATGACCACTGACCAGTCGTAGAATTCTCTTGCATAGTCCTGACATTCAATACATTTCTTCTTGAATGCTTCCTTATCATGATTAAGGGTCAGGATTTCTTCAATTGCCTCTTTGATAAAGTTTTCTCTATCACTAGACACCACAGGGATAGGATTATCAGGGAGGTCTTTTAGTATGCCAATAGAAGAAGAAATTGGCAATCTACCAGAAGCAGCTGCTTCCATAATAGGTAGACCACATGCCTCATAGTCAGTAGATGTAACTAATACACAATCAACCTTAGAGTAGTAATAAGGCATACAATTGTAGTTTACATAATCATTCCTGAACATGTAATTCATTCTCAGTTTATTTTGGATTTCAATAGCGATATCAGATCGTTTCCAATTTTTCTCACCAAATCCAGCATTAAATGTTCCGGCGTAACCTAGAACATTTAAACTTTCGGCAGGTGGCTGATAGAAGAAATCAAAATGTATACCATTACGAACAATGTTAACATCTCTTGTTACTCCCTTTTCTTTAGTATAGTCAAGTACTTGTGGTGTAATTGCACCAAGTCCTTTTAGTTTTTTCCAATCAAAGTGGAAGAAGTTTGCATCCCATTTGCTGTGTAGAACGGCTACACATTGTTCAATGGGAACAGACCATTTTTGATGTAAGATTGAAATACCATATGGTGTACTTACGAAGACATCATATACATTTCTAAATGATTCAATCTCTGATTGTTTCCACTGTTGTTCCCAAGAGATAACATCAGCATAGATGCCTCTCTTGTAGAATTCTTTTGTTAGGGCATAATGTATACTACCAAATGCCCACTTTGGTTCAATGAAGAATGCAATTCTAGGTTGTTTGTGAAACATAATATAGGAGTTAGTTTATAGTTTGAAGCCAGCAAAGGCATCCTGTTTGATGTCTTGTTTGACTCCACCAATGATGTAAGATTCAATTTCGGTCTCTTGTGGTGCATTTTGTACACCTTTGGACTTAATCCAGTGTTCCGTCCAGGGTAGTGGATTGTTCTTGGCAGCAATATCATACTCTGGTTTGAGACCAATAGCCTTCATACGACGATTGGCAATCCATTCAACATATTTAGATAGTAGTTTATCGGACAAACCAATCATAGAACCATCCTGGAATAAGTATTTTGCCCATGCCTTCTCTTCATTCACAGCATTGATAAACATCTGACGGGAATGATCCATCTCTTCTTCGTAGATCTTCTTCATATCAGGATCATCACCATCACGCCACTTGTTAATAATATTTTGTGTTAGAACTAAGTGTTGGTTCTCGTCACGAGCAATTAGTGAGATGATTTTAGCAGATCCTTCCATAACTTTAAGCTCACCAAAAGCAAAACTACAAGCAAAACTAACATAAAATCGAATACCTTCTAGGATATTAACATTCATCATAGCTCTGAAGAGTTTCCTTTTCAGTTCATATCGTTCTTCTTCAAATGATCCAGCTCCTTCTAGAGCATGAGACCATCCACCTTGAGAGTATGGAATGGCACTCTGAATAAAGTCGTCATAAGAACTTGTTACACTCTTTGCCCTTTCTAGGATTCTATTGTCTGATGTAATGGTAGAGAAGATTTCTTCTGGATTTGCATATAGGTTCTTGATGATATGAGTATAGGAACGAGAGTGAATCATTTCCATGAATCCCCATGCTTCCATTGCTGATTCTAACTCAGGTAGGGAACAATAAGGCATGAAAGCCATGCCAGGACCACGACCTTGTACGGAGTCAAGCATGACCTGATATTTGAGGTTCGATGTGAAGATATGCTTTTGTTCCGGACGTAAGGTAGGATAATCACTCCTGTCCTTTTGGAGTGAAATTTCATCTGGTCTCCAGAAAAATCCAAGTTGTGTTTGTGTAATTTTGTCGAATACAGGATATTTGAATGTGGTGTATTGTTGAATTCCAAGTGGTTGACCGAAGAACATTGGTTGTGTTCTTGAATCCGTTGTTGAAGGATTGAATACTGTCATTCCTGTGACTGACATAAGTAATGAACCTCTGTTGTAATAAAATTTAGACGAGTAATATGGGGTGTTTTTATTCTACTATTCTAGACTTTCAAATAAATCAGTCCAGAATTGTTTAGTCATTTCCTTTGGATTACAGAATGTCTTACCATCACTATCATTTTTGACAGCAAGTAGAGTAGGTGTTGCGTCAATTTGATACTTAATCATTAGTGGTCTTGCATTTTCATCCTTGACATCAACTATTTTAACATAGTTTTCCCAACCTTCAGTCCTCTGTAGGTTGTTCTTTGCGTAGATACAAGGACGACATCCTTCTTGAACGAATAGGTATAAATCTAATTTCATAGCTTACAACTGTCACAATCTTCTTCTAGGTTTAACATTTCTAACATCTCATCGTCTTCAATTCGAGGTGTTTCTTCTGTTGTTTCGGTGATCTCCTCATCTCCCTTTCCATCATATGTGTTTTGATAATATAATGTCTTAAGCCCAAGTTGATAGCTAAGAAGAAGATCACCAATAAGAACGGAAGCAGGTACCTCTCCACCATCAAAATTCTGTGGGTTGTAAGAGGTGTTTGTTGAGATTGATTGGTCATAGAACTTCTGGATGATTGCCATAATGTTCAAATAACCCTCCATAGACTTCATATCCCAAAGAAGAGTATAGTTGTTCTTCAATGTCTGATATGAGGGTACAATCTGTTTGAGTGTTCCTTTCTTAGATTTTTTGACTGATAGGTAGTCACGAGGTGGTTCGACACCATTCGTGGCATTAGATACGACTGAGGAACTCTCAGAAGGCATCTGGGCACTTAATGTAGAGTTACGGAGACCGAACTCTTGAATCATTGCCCGGAGACCATTCCAGTTCATTTTATATTCTGGAGTATATAGTTCGTCTAAAGTCTCCTTATAATGATCAATGGGTAGTTTGCCCATTGCATACTTGGTTTGATTAAATCCATCACAGGCACCCTTCTCCTCTGCTAGTAAACAGGAAGATTTGAGAAGGTAATACTGGAATGCCTCAGATAGTTCATGAACTAGTGGTAGGGCATCAGAACTTTCATATGACACACCATTCTTGGCTAGGAAGTGAGCTAGACCAATATATCCAACACCCAAAGAACGACGGGCTTTGGTGGCAATTTCTGCCGCCTTGATAGGATAGTTCTGATAGTCAATTAGTTCATCTAGAGACCGTACAGATAGGTCACAGAGTTCTTCTAGGTCAGATATATTACGAATCTTACCTACATTGACTGCAGATAGAATACAAAGGGCAATCTCACCGGATTCATCATCAATATGACTAATAGGTTTAGTGGGTAGTGTAATCTCCTGACATAGATTAGACATATATACTGGAATATTGAAACTACTGTGTGTATTACAGTGGTCAATATTCATGATATAGATACGACCAGTTTCTGCTCGTTCTTTAACTAATGCCAGAAATAATTCTTGAGCTGAGATAGTTTCTCTCGGGATCGATCCATCAGATTCATAACGTGTATAGAGATCATCAAATGAGTCAGTGCCAAAAGAATTATACAGACCCGGGACATCGTGAGGGGAGAAAAGGGAGATGTCTTGTCCTGAGATGAATCGTTCATAGAACAATTTACTAATTTGAATACTATAATCTAGTTTTCGAACTCGGTTGTCTTCGGTACCTTTGTTGTTTTTGAGTACGAGGATGTCTTCGATTTCCTTGTGCCAAATCGGGAAGTGAACCGTTGCTGAACCTCCTCTAACTCCATTTTGAGTACAGCATCTAACAGTGGCCTCAAATTTCTTAAGGAACGGGATGACACCTGTATGTTGAACTTCACCATCACGAATCCGAGAACCCAAAGCTCGAATCCGACCAGCATTGATACCAATCCCCGCACGCTGCGATGTATAATACCCAATGGCCATGTCAGTACTAAAAATACTATCGAGACTATCGTCAGACTCAACGAGAACACAAGAAGCATACTGACGAAGAGAGGTTCGAACACCCGCCATAATAGGCGTAGGGATGTTGATAAGATGTTTCGAAATCGCGTCGTAATACTTTTTGATGTAGGATGTACGGGTTTCTTTAGGGTAGCCATGGAAAATAGTCATTGCAATGAGCATGTACATGAACTGAGGAGTTTCATATACTTTGCCGGTTGAACGGTCTTGTACTAGATACTTGTCAAATACTTGACGAAGTCCAGCATAGGTAAACTTCAGGTCACGATCATGGTCAATATAACGATTGAGTTCATTAAACTCATCATCATCATAATGTTCTAGAATCTTTGGATCATATACATTATGTTTGACACCATATTCAACTTGTTCTTTCAGTGACCAACAATCATACATCTTACCGTAAATTGATTTACGGATAGAGAACAATAGAAGTCTAGCAGCCACTAACTGATAGTTAGGATTGTCTAATGAAATTAGATCAGATGCTGATCGAATCAAGGTCTCCTGAATATCAGAAGTAGTGATTCCATCATAAAATGATAGTTCAGATTGAATTTCAACCTGAGAGGCAGAGACACCAGTCAAACCTTTACATGCCTCTTCTACCATGACATGAATTTTATTCAGGTCAAGTAATTCTTTACCTCTGTCATTTCTTTTCTGTACATAGATTTCTTTCATCGTTTCCATTCGTTGAATTTAAGTTTTGCGGTAAGACCCTGGTATATATTCAATTCTACCAGATTTTGAACATCATGTCCAGCCAGGAGCATGTCATTAATGTCCTTTTGATTAATATTAGAAGGCCAAATTATGACTTTGTCGCCAGAATCGATTTTCCCCCTAATTCTTGCCACAATGGCGTCATTTCTCGGTTCATTGTCATAGACATACACAACATCGCCGCCACGAATCCAGTCATGGCTGGCATCAGCACCTGCCATTGCAACAGCATTCTTAATGAGGAGGGAATCAAAGGGTCCCTCTGTAACAAAGATAGTCTTGTCATAATTAAGTCGGTCTAGTCCAAAGATTTTAGGTTGGTCTTCTTGTAATAGGATAGTAATATACCGAAGACCAGTAGTAGAAAGGGAACGCCCTTGAAAACCAAATACATCTCCCTCTTGAGTTCTAAAAGGAATGATAATCCGTCCTTCGTCTTGTTCGACATCTGGGAATGTGTCCGGTTTGACAGTGTTAACCCATTCTTTAAATTTCTCTGTGTAATACAGAGCTTCTGTTGGCAACTTCCGGTTGAGTATATACTCTACTGCCGGGTGTGTTGTATTTAGATCTTTCAGTGGGATCAATCCACTGAGAATATTCTTCTTAAAGACAGGCTTCTCTGATACAATTCGATTTACTTTTCTTGTATCAATCTTTGCTTTTGGTGCCTTAAACTTTTCTAATCGATACTCCTTGTATAGATCGGGGTCATACTTCTCAATCAGCTTACTCAGTGACATACTGGCTTGACAGTTATGACACTTGAATACTAATTCCCCTTTGACTTCAAATACAAACCCTCTTGCTTTGTTCTTATTCTTCTGACTATCGCCACATACTGGACATCTGAAGTTCCATAGGTTGCTCTTCTTCTGTTTAAACTTGTCTAGCCTTGGTGATAACAGATGTAAGTACTTGATGTCTATGTAATTCACTTAGGTACTAATAACCTTTATCGGGACATTAACACTCTACAGGGAATTTCTTAGTTTGTCAAGAGTTGTGGTGTCTGTCCCTATATTCGAAGTAGATCTTATCCATAGAATTCCTCATATCATTGATTTCTGACCTTACAGAGGTCATCTCGTCATGCATTAACTTATGCCACTCCTCCTCGCCCTTAATATGGGTCATAAGGTCATCATTTGTCACATAGTTCTTTGCTACATCTACTCTGATGTCATCCATCTTGCGTTCGATGACATTTAGTGTAGTATTGAAATTATTGAAAGAATTATGTAACCTATCGCTATCTCGTTTCCCTACCCATACATATAGACTCAATGAACCGGCCATTATTGGACCAACTATTGCAACTATAAGTTCGGGGCCCATTACTTCTTCCTCTTGCGTTTCTTAATGAACTTATCTAGTTTACTTACTGGTTCTGGATCTGTCATATCCCCAGTATATGCAGCCTCACTATCTAGTCCTCCCATGTCAGATCCCATATCGGATCCACCACAACAGGACTCAAGGAACCTTTTCTTTCGCTCTTCTAATGATGGTAGGTAATTCATGTATCTAAGGCCACAAAGATTTGATTATTTAATCTATTCTCAATTTGTTCAATTCTATAAACTAAGTCGGCATAGTGTCCTGGACCTCCTACAAGGGTCCATTCAGACCCTGACCATATATGTAAGGCAACACCATTTGTGTCCCACCAGGTGTCGCCTGGTAGTAAGTCACCACCATTTGATCTATACTCTGGTGGGAAGTCTGATTCTTGAAATTCAGGTGTTGTTCTAGTGCTAGTTTGGACACTAGCCAACACAATGTTTCTTCCTGTAGTTACACCTGGTAGAGACATTACAGCCCGTTTAGTTCGTTAAGAATATTTAGGTCAGTTTCAATCTCGTGAATATATGTCACTGGATATTCTGGTAACCTTTTGAGATATACTAGAAATGACTTAAGATATGACCAATATATAGGTTCTAACTTATAGAAGAACATCGGGATAGATGCATCACTCCAACAGTTGAATATGACTATAATATGGTTCAACAAAAGATGGTTGTTCATGTCACCACTCTCGTGGTACTTCTTCAACCATCTCTTAACATATTTAAATCTTTTTAAATCCTCCTCAAATTCTTCTTGAGTACTTGAGAGAGGATTATCATAATTTTTTATGGCGAATAATAAAAAATTGTCTTTATTCAACTCATTGAATTTCATTTCATATTATCAAATTTATGGAACTGGAATTTCAGGAACTGGAGTTGCTGTACCGCCACCTTCTCCACTTTCAAACTTACCAACAACAACGGGATCGGGTAGTGGGTTCTGTGGGATTGTATACTCATTTTCTTTTACAGCACTGGTATCATACTCAGGGGCACCTGTACCATTATCAGGTGATCCTGGTCCTGCCCATCCATCAGGTGTTCCATCAGCTGGGTCAGAAACATTGATTCCATCCCAAGCAACTCTATCCTCCTTGTCGGCTTCAGTTGGTACAACTTTGTCTGGAGCACCGATATGATCGCTGTATCTGTAGTCATTGACATCATCACCTTTCTGGAAGGGAACAGAAGAAGCTGTTCCTAACTTAAGGGGATTGGTTTCAATGACAACTTTTTGTCCAGGAGTTCCTGTTAGTTCACCAGCTCCATTACTAACACCATTGACTTCCTGATCGGGGATTACCTGACCAGCAACAATGATTTCGTCCCACCAGAGACTTCTTTCAGAGTTCTTAAAGTGGCGATATACCCATCCTTCTTCAGATAGGTAGATGTTATCCATATCATAAGAGTCGGAGAACTTCTTAGCAGTTCCGATGTCACCTTTAGCGTTCTTCCTATGAGGCATTGTTCTCAGTGTATTTTTTACTATTTATATATCAGTTAATATTACGAGTTGACTTAGTTGCCTTAGTCATCTGTTGCTTCTGTTTGTCATTCATCTTATCAAAAGGTGATGGTTGTTTGAGAGCTGCATCGTATTCAGACTTCATCTTTTCCATACGGGATGGACCATCCATTTTTTCCTTGAGTAACATATCACCCATCATATCAAACATTTCACCCATTCCACCATCACCACCTGTGTTGTTTTCGGTATCACCAGCACCTTCTCCTTCGTGTTCATGATCATCATGATGATGGTGATGTCCACCACCCCATCCACGACCAATGATTACAGTTGTCTTACTAGATGACTTCTTGACACACTTTTCTTTGTCAGAGTCCCACTTATATCCATCTTTACATTTTTTCTTCTTGGCTTCGTCTAAGGACTCTACCTCTTCTTTAGTGAGTTCCTGTTTCTTATCCTTAACTTCTCCTCTCATTTGTTTGACAGCCTGGATGAGATTCTCATCACCTGTAGGCATTACAGTAACATAAGGATGTTGTTCCCTTTCTACACCATCTACTGCCTTTTCTTGTAGATCTTGTCTCCAATCTACCTTCTGGGCTTCTAATCTACGGGTATATTCCTTAAGTTGTTGAAGTTCCTTCAGATGTTCTTCTGAGTTCATTGTTTGATTACCCCTAGTCATTGTTCCAGTTGGTTGGGCAGAATTTCTAATCTTACCAGCTTTTACTGTTGTATTTCTATCATATCTATTCGTTGATGATGTACCAGAATTAGCTACTGCCTTTTCGGCAGCATCAACTGATAACTGAGTTCCGGCGGAGGTTGCCACTCCCTCATTCAACTTAAGTTTTGAAAAATTCATTTGACCAACAACTTTTATCTATTTAGATAAGAGTTAGGTCGTGGATAAATGATTTGAACATGTAACCATTCTCAGTTACACAGATGACATGATTGGCACCACAACGATGAACCTTGGCTGTCATATATGTGGGTGTATGTTCTACTAGATCACCAACAAGGAATAGTTCACCAGTCTTGTATAGTTCTCTGATGTATTCTTTATCTGACACATACTGGTTATCAATCTGTCTAGTCTTAGGTGTCTGGTCTACACCTTCTCTTAATGCCTTAAAGTATTCACCAATATATGGGTCATAATGTTTACCAAAACCCATACCTTCTTTGAACTTTTCAAAGTTATTTTCTTCTGCAAATCTTCTTTGTCCAGAACCAGATAGTCCTGCAATCAATCTCTTCCTTAACATATCTTTGGTTGGTGTCTCCCCTTCCTTCTGTTTAAGAAGGTCTGGGTCACGAACTAGGGTGGGATCTGTAAGGATTTCAATGTTCTTGAATCCAGGATTAGCCCTGGTAGCCATGTTTTTGAATGAATCTACCCGGTCAGGACCAACAACCATCTCATAGTTATCATAACCATCAGCTTTTGCCTTCTCCATGGCATCAATAGGTGTTCTGACCTTAGGATCAGAATCCCATAGTCCTTTGGTCTCAGGAATAGCCAACTGGAGATGTTTCTCCTTAAATTCCTGTGGTAGGGGATTCTTCTTGGGATCAAATGACCTAGATGTATACAATCTATGGTCTACATCACCGGCATTTTCGTTCTTCAATCCATACAATAAACTATCACGATGCCCAAGGTGCATACCTTGATGTCTACCGAATGACTGACGGATAGTGTTATTGACCTTAGTCCTATTGTTTTCTGCTTCAGTTAGAAAACCCGAAAAGCTTTTCATATCCTTTTTGATTATTTATTTTCCAATGGCGCCAGCAGCTGGCATTTCTATAGGTGTGGCAGGCGTATCACCTTCCTGATCTAATACTCCAGGAGGAGCATCAGCAGGTGTTGGATCCTGATAAGCTAGTTCCTGTTTCTTCTTCATAAAGGCATTAAATCCCATAGGGGGTGTTGCTGGTGTTGGATGTGGAATTGATGCTTGTTCTTGTCCTGATTCTGGTTTTGCTGGTGGTGTCATAGACATTCCACTCTTTGGATCTCTCCAGGATGGAGATGATTGTGTTACATAAGCACCACCATTACCATCAGCAACAATACCACCAGTTGGACCTGAGTCATAGAATGCCAACTCACCATTGACAGTTCTAGCAACTAACTGACCACTCTTAGGGTCTCTATATCCACCATGACCATCACTTTGAAGACCCATAGCAGCAGCCTTCTCTCCTGGTGATTGTAGACCAGTGCCAGTTGGGTTTGCTTCCATTACAACCTCTTCTGTGGTCATATTAGAACCATCTGGACCAGCAGTCCAGGTCTTATCATTAGATTGTTTCTTGACAAATGTATCCTTTACAATACCCTCTGGCTTTGGTTCCTCTCCACCTACACAATGGTCTCCATCGGGACCAGCATCCCATCCTTGTCCTTGGTTAAATGCAGCTGGTGCCTGGGCATCAGGGGCATCCTGATCTGATGGTGCCTGTGCATCACCCTCTCCAGCAGGTCCTACACCATCACCTGCTTGCATACCTAACTTACCCATTGGGCTATCATCTTGTTTCTTCTTCTTCTCAGAAGCAGGATCATCTTCTTCTGCATCAGCCATCTGCATTTGTTCTTCTGGTGTGACTGGTACTAACTCATCACCATCAGTTTTATATGTCACCTTACCAGTCCTTGGATCTTTCCATAATCCAAATCCAGAATAGGCAAGACCTAACATCTTTGCCTTTTCTTGTGCCTTTGCTGTCTCTGACAGGAAATTAGTAAAGTTCTTCATCTTGGTTCAATCATTGACTGGTCAAAATCACCACTACCACCTTCAATATTGCTATTATCTTCCCAGGCATATCCATCACCATTTACACCAGTTCTACCCCATACATTGAACTGGGTATTACCTGGTTTACTATCCTTCTTACCACCATCCTGGTCTCTAAGTCTACCTTTTACGCCATCCTTCTTGGTCTTGGGGACACAATCCATTTTCTTACGGTCATAGATGTATCCAGGTGGACATCTAGGGATTTCACCCTCTACCTGATATAGTGGTTCTTTAGTTTTACTAGTAAACTCAATATATTCTGTAAAATCCATAGCTTGAATTTTTAGTTATTTATTTACCAAAAGATTTAGGTAATGTGAAGTTCAATACCGCAAAGTTCAGTCTATCAATCAGTTTGACAGCTCCCTTTTCATTTACTGCCACAAATCCCTCAGGAACAGTAACCTCATAGTTACCATTTCCTTTATCTACGAACATATGAAGGTCAGATACCTTCTCTAGTTTCTTGACTAGTAGGTTCTTGGCATATTGGATATTCATATAACTGGCAATCAACATCTTGATCTGTCGTTGATGTTTCTCAAGAAAGTCAATGGTATCCATAAACTTTCCTGCCTTATCTGCCTGTGCCTTGAGTGTCTTATTTTTAGAAATTACCTTGTCATATTCCTTACCCATGTGGTACATGAAGTCTCTATATGCCCTTTCTACTGATGGAATAGACTGACCTTCTCGTACATAACGGTTGAAGAACTTCTTGAA